TCACTGGCTCACAAATCAATCATGCAGAGTTTGTTCGTCTTACCGTTGGAACTGCTGCGACTGTGTATACATTTTGTAATGCTGCTGCACCTGTTACGGTTAGCGGTATTACATTTTCAAACCTTGGCGCTTTGCTTAATGTTGGTGATGTTCAGAGAGACATTAAAGCGACTTCAGATGATATGGCAATCCAGTTAACAGGAATTGACCCAACCAACATTGGCATTATCCTAGGCAACCAGATTAAAGGGTCGCTTGTAGAGGTATGGAGGGGTTTCCTAGACTCTAACAACCAAATCATAACCACACCTACCACCCAGTTTTTTAAACGCTACCAAGGCATTATTAATAGCGTTTCAATTACAGAAGACTTTAACTCTCAGTTGAGAACCCGCATAGCCACATGTTCTATTGCTTGTTCATCAATGAGAAGAGTTTTGGAAAATAGATTGTCTGGCGTTAAGACCAACCAAAGTAATTGGCAGTTTATTTATTCTGGCGACACATCAATGAACCGTGTGGCTCAAATTACCAATACATATTTTGACTTTGGCAAGCCACCAATGACTCAAACACAAGCTAGTGAAACAACAGTAACAACGGATGGCGGTAGTAGCGGCGATAGCGGAGGCGATGGTTAAACAAATGATAAGACTAGCAACAAGATACGACATTCCAAGGCTTTTGGAGATTGTTGAAGCATACGCCTATGAGAACCCAATTAAAACGCTTGGTAATCCTGATAATCACAACCCGCAGCATGTTGAACAGCTTTTGTTCAGCATCATGTTAGGCAAAGGTTTTATCTATATTGACAAGGAACTAAGGGGGGCCATCATTGCTGTAAAGCAAAACAATTTCTGGTGTCCTAAAGTTAAAGAGTTGCATGAACTTTTGTGGTGGGTTGAGCCGGAATACAGAGATGGAACATTGGGTGGTCGATTGTGGAAAGCTTTTGACCGCACAGGAACTGAGATGCTAAACCGTGGAGACATTGATTTCATAGTGACATCAATCTCCTCTAAAGGCCCGTGGATTGATTACACTAAGCGTGACTACGAAGCAGTTACGGCAAGTTTTGTGAAGGAATAGAAATGGTTGGAACATTAATCGTTGCGGCAGCGGCTGGAACCACAGCGGCGGGTGTTGCAGCGTCTTTTGCATTAACTGCTGCCGCTTTTGCTGTTAACTTTGCAGTGTCAATGATTGTCACTAGGATGTTTGGTGACAACCCTGAAACGCAACAAGACATGGGTGTGCGCCAGCAAGTTCCACCAAGCTCTGTCAATGCTATTCCAGTTGTCTATGGCGATGCCTACATGGGTGGTACATTTGTTGATGCAGTCTTAACAACAGACCAAAAGACAATGTATTATGTCTTGACTATTTCTAGCATCAGTTCTGCCAATGCAACATTAGGTACAAGTGCTGGCGTATTTAATTACGACATGTCTGAAATGTATTATGGTGACAGGCTTATTAGTTTTTCATCAAGCGGTACTGTTCAATCTGCCAGAGTATTTAATGGCGGGACAGGATATGCAGTTGGAAATGTTCTGACAATATCTAATGGTTCTTTTAGTACAGCCGCCACAGTAACTGTTGCTTCTGTGACTTCTGGTGGCGTTATCTCTACTGTTACTGTTAGCAATGCTGGCAGTTATACCGTTGCACCAAATAATCCTGCTATAACTACTGGTGGAACAGGTACAGGTGCTTCTATTGTTTTAAAGTTTAGTGTTTATACAAATACAGTTACTGCTTTGACTGATGAAGCTGGAAATGTTGATACAAAGATAAATACAAATCTTTATATCAATCTTTACAAGTCTTCAAGTGCTGGTGTTATTACATCTGCAAATGGAGCATCTTTGCCTAGCGTTGTAATGGGTGGCTCAGATATTTCTGCTGCACAACAATGGACAGGCACAAGGCAAATGAACAATTTGGCGTTTGCCATTGTTAAGCTTGTCTATAACCGTGATGCTGACACAACACAACTTAACCCAATTACATTCCGTGTAAGTCATTATCCAAATGGTGCAAGCGTTGCCAAGCCCGGTGATGTTTGGCTTGATTACATTACCAATCAAGACTATGGCGGTGCTGTAGGCTGGTTGCCTGATGGCTCGTTTAGCGCAGCATTTGTAGATACAACTTGTGTTGCCACGTTAAATTCTTATTCTGACCAAGTTATAACTTATACGCCGGCTGGTGGTGGCTCTCCTGTAACTCAAGCTCGTTATCGAATTAATGGCGTATTGGATGCTGGTCAAACAGTTCTGTCAAACCTTGACCGCATCATGTCTTCATGTGATTCATGGATGACATATAACGCTGCATTGGGTCAATGGTCTGTTGTTATTAATAAAGCAGAAACAGCAGCATACGCATTTACGGATAACAATATTGTTGGCGACATTCGTGTAAGTGCTACAGACATTACTTCTTCTATTAATCAGGTAGAAGCAAGATTCCCATTTAAATCAAATCGTGACCAAGCTTCATTTGTAAATATTGAAACGCCTTATGCATTGCTCTATCCAAATGAGCCTGTTAACAAGTATTCAATCACTTATGACTTAGTTAACGATTCTGTGCAAGCGCAATATCTTGCCAATCGTTTGCTTGAGCAAGCTAGAGAAGACTTGATTGTTTCTTTCTCCACAACTTACTACGGCATCCAAGTTGATGCTGGTACTGTTGTCAGTGTTACAAATGCTGATTATGGATGGAATGCTAAACTTTTCCGTGTGATGAAAGTTAATGAGGCTTCACTGCCTGATGGCTCTCTTGGTGCAAGACTTGAGTTGTCTGAGTACAACGCACAAGTTTATGATGATGTAAGCATAGAGCAATTTACACCAGCAGCTAATTCTGGATTGCCATCTGTAAGTTATTTTTCCCCATTGGCTGCGCCTACAGTTACTGGTTTTCCAACAGCCACAATTCCATATATTGATGTTCAGGTATTTGTACCTACAACTGGTCGAGTTACTTTTGGTAGTTTATTCTGGACAACCAGCGCAACGCCTACATCCGCTGATTGGAAGTTAGTTACAACGGCAGCAACGGCAAATAATCAACCTGTAACAAATGCAACCTATTACACATTTTCCAACATTACTTTAAATACGGGAACTTATTACTTTGCTTACAATGTTGGCAACGACATAACTACTTCAATATTAAGTCCTATTAGTGCTGCATTGGTTTGGAACCCAGTTGGTGGCGCTACTGGTCCTACAGGTGCTACAGGCCCAACAGGAACACAAGGCAATAGTTTTAGAATTGCTTATTACACACAATCACAATCATTAAGTGCGCCAAGCGTTTCTCCTAACCCAACAACTGGAAGTACATCATTTCCAACAAGTGTTGCATGGTCTGGAACGATTACAACACCGGCGGCAGGGCAATCATTATGGGCTATTGATGGCACTTATGTTTTGTCAACAAATCAAACAACTTGGTCTGCACCTTATCTGACACAAGGCTTCCCAACAACCATTCAATCTGACAACTATGTTTTAAACACTTCTGGTTGGCAAATCCAAAGGGATACGGGCAATGCGTATTTCAATAATGGATTTTTCCGAGGAAATATTAGCGGTGGGTCAAACATTGAAATTACTGGCGTAGCAAAATTTAATGGCGCGGTAACTACATCTGCGGGAACTAGCGCAATAACTGCTAATGTGACTTTTGGTCAACGATATGGATTGATTGCTTACGCTGACAATAGTCCTTATAGCCCCGTAGTACAAACTGCGGCAGTTTATGGCGTTGGTTCTGGAATGGCTTATGGCATCCGTGGAGAATCTTACGGTACTGGCGGTGTTGGTGTCGTTGGATTTGGCGACCAACATGGCGTAGAAGGAAATTCTAATGCTACTGGTGGTGTTGGTGTTCGCGGTTACGGTTATGCCGCAAACGGCACGGGTGTAAGCGGTGTTTCATATGGAACTGGCCCTGCGGTTTACGGTAATTCTTTAGGCGGCGGCCCTGCAGTTTGGTGCGATGGAATATTCAAATGGAGTACATATTCAATTGCTGTACCAACAGGAAGTTCAAGCGATGTATTGCGTGGTAATGGTACTTGGGGAACTACGGCATTAGCAAGCGATTCAAATGCTTTGGGTGGTTATTCGCCATCATCTTGGGCTAGGATTTTCCCAACTAATTCTGGAACAGCCAATGCAGGTGGCGCAGGATTAAATATGTTTGGCGACACATCTACAGGAATTGCAGGTGCGTATGTTGGCACTTCTGGTTCTGGAAATACTGTTATATGGACAGTTCAAACAACAAGCCCATCAGATGTTCGACTAAAAGAAGAAATTGCCGATAGTGATTTAGGATTAGCTTTTGTTAAACAACTTAGACCAGTTTCTTATAAACTTAAAAGCGACCCAAAGCATCAAAAAGGTTATGGTTTTATTGCTGATGAAGTAGAAGACATCATTGAACAAGGCTCTTCATTGGTTTATTTTGAGGAAAACTGGCAAGTTGGCGAGGAAAAGGGGTTTAAAACCATCCATTACCCTTCTTATATTGCTGTTTTGACCAAAGCAATTCAGGAACTTTCTGCTCAAGTAGAAGAATTAAAGAAACAGATTCCCAAAGCCTGATTTGCTTGATAAAATAGCCAAAAGACAATACACCATGACCGCAAGAATTGCGGATGTTCTAACTAAGTTTAGGGAACGCTATGGCTATCTTTAATCGCAATTCACTTGCTCAAGTGAGTGGCTTTGACAACCCCATTCTTGCGGGCGAATTGGTATGGAATCAGAAAACCTATTGGAATCTGACATTTACTAATTCCGCTACTAGCACCCCTGTCAATCTGACAGGCGCAACTCTAGATGCCCAAATTGTTCGCCGTGAACTATCAAACATCATTGATACGCGCAATGGGTTAACTTTTGATATTGCTGATTACAACCCTGCGCCCGCCGCAATTCCGTTAACGATTACTAACATTGTTGCCGCTAGTGGAACTTGTACATTGGTAATAGACGCGGCGGCTTGGGGCTTGATGAGTACAGATACCCAACTTGAAATTGATGCCGCCGATACCGTGGGTTTTTCAGGTCGCGTTAAGGTAAGTTTTCCCGTATCGGGTACAACACCCGCTGATGATTCCATTATTTTCTTGTTGTTTTTAGTTCGTAGCGATGGAGTTATCGTTCTATGAGCAACATCAAAGTTTCCGTTCAAGATGGCAATAATGTCAATCTACAGGTAACGCCACAACCTCGCATTGATTTGCGGATTGATAGGGCGATTGCTGGAGCAACTGGCCCTACTGGACCAACAGGTAGCGGCCCAACAGGGCCACAAGGCGTTACAGGTCCAACAGGCCCTACAGGACCTACTGGCACACAAGGCTTGTCAATTACTGGTCCAACAGGTTCTACAGGCCCAACAGGCTCTCAGGGATTATCAATTACTGGCCCTACTGGCCCTACTGGAAGTCAAGGCGCACAAGGTGTTCAAGGTCCTACAGGACCACAAGGTATTCAAGGTATCCAAGGCATACAAGGTATTCAAGGCATCCAAGGCCCTACAGGGGCGCAAGGTGCTCAAGGCAACACAGGTGCTACAGGCCCAACGGGTTCTACGGGTTCTATTGGCTTAACAGGACCTACGGGGGCAGTAGGCCCGACAGGGGCGCAAGGTATTCAAGGCATAACAGGCCCAACGGGTTCACAGGGTTTACAAGGTGCGACAGGGCCAACTGGTGCAACGGGTGCGGCTTCAACGGTTGCCGGTCCTACAGGCCCTACCGGTGCTGATGGACAGTCTTCTTCTTATTACCAATATGATGCAGATACTACGCAAACTTCAGGCGTACCTACAGCGGGTCATGTGTACTGGAATAACGCTACGCAAATTTCAGCAACTACGCTTACTTTTAGTCATTTAACAAACAACGGCATTGATGTTGATTTGTTCTTGGGATTCTTGAAATCTGGTGATACTGTTGTATTGCAAGATGCAAGTAATTCAAATAATTATCAGCAATGGGTTTTATCTGCAAATTCAACTGTTGTACCCAATAGTTCTGTAACTTGCCCCGTTACTTTATCTACTTCTAGCGGCACGGGTACAACTGGTTTTGCCAACAATCACAATTTAATTGCTGTTTTGCAATCGGCTGGCGTGGTTGGCCCAACTGGCGCTACTGGCCCAACTGGTGCGGCTTCTACAGTAGCAGGTCCTACAGGTAGCACAGGCGCTACTGGTCCTACAGGTTCACAAGGCGTAGCAGGGCCAACAGGCCCAACAGGAGCGCAAGGTGTTGTCGGACCTACCGGACCGCAAGGAATTCAAGGCGTAACTGGTCCTACTGGTTCTACTGGAAGTACAGGCGCTGATGGGCCTACTGGACCACAAGGCATACAAGGCATTGCTGGACCCACAGGCCCACAAGGCATCCAAGGTATTCAAGGCGTACAAGGCAATGCAGGGCCTACAGGTCCTACGGGTGCTGCAAGTACAGTTGCTGGTCCTACTGGCCCTACAGGAACTAATGGAACAACTGGCGCAACTGGACCCACAGGCCCAATGTACGGTAGCCGTGTTGTTGCTGTTGCTGATGCCACATCTATCACGATTAACGCTGATACAACGGATATGGCAACCCAAGCCAATACTCAAGCGTTAGGTACTTTGACAATCAATGCGCCTACGGGAACATTGGCAAATGGTCAGAAATTGATGCTTAGATTGACAAGCACAAACGTGCAAACTTTTAGTTGGAACGCTGTGTTTAGAGGTTCAACTGATCTAACATTACCAACAGCATCATCAGGTGCGGGAAAAGAAGATTATTTGGGTTTCATTTATGACAGTAGTTCTGTTAAATGGGATTTGATTGCTAAAAACTTTGGATTCTGATTATGAAAATTGACTTTGAATTTGA